GACCAAAAGAGGGAGATTTAATTTACTTCCCCCTTGGAGATCGTTTGTTTGAAATAAAATTTGTAGAGCACGAAAAACCTTTTTATCAATTACAAAAAAACTATGTTTATGAGTTGAGATGTGAATTGTTCCGTCTTGGAGATGAAGTTATTGACACTGGTGTTGAGGATATTGATGACATTCTAACTGGTGGCGAATCTGATGGATTGTCTGAAGATGGTCTGTCCACAACCATTGGACCGTCTCAAACTTTAACATTAGTCGGAACTGGAGTAACAGCAACTGCGGTAACTGGAATTATTACTTCCGGTGGTATTAGATTGATTACAATGACTAATAGAGGAGGAGGATATACAGGAGTACCAAGAATAGGAATATCCTCTGCTCCCTCTGGTGGAGTTACCGGTATAGCATCTGCTAGAATGATTGGAGGAATTGTTGTATGTAATCAGAGTGCAAATCCAAAAGCAAGATCTGTTCAAGCAGTTGATATCGTAAATCCAGGTTTTGGATATACCGTAGCACCTGGTGTTAGATTTATTGGCGGTGGTGGAGCAGGTGCTGCAGCTACAACTAAAATTGGTGATGGAATTGTAGGTGTCGTCACTCTTACTGATGCTGGTTCTGGATACACAACATCACCAACAATCACATTTAGTAATGAGGTATTCTTAAGCGGTGTAACCACTGTCTCTGCCGCTGCAACAGCAGTTGTAGGTTCCGGAGGTACAATTACGTCTATTAGACTTACTAACGCTGGTCTGGGTTATAGCATTGCTCCTACTATTACACTGTCTGATCCAAATATGAGTTCCTCAGGTAACTTCGCATTTAATGAAGTGGTAACTGGATCTGTTAGTGGAACAACAGGTAGAGTCAAGACTTGGAACTCTACTACAAATGCTCTTGAAGTTGGTAATGTTAACGGAGAATTTACTGTTGGGGAGAATATAGTTGGTTCAACATCAGGTGCATCTCATGGATTATTAAGTGTAAGAATAGATCCTGCAGATGATGGATTTGCCGATAACCTTGATATAGAAACCGAAGCAGATTCTATTTTAGACTTCTCTGAGCAGAACCCATTTGGTATTCCATAAATAGTTTTTATTATACCAATAATATTATTATAGGACCCAAAGATGTTTGAATATTTTTATAACGAAATTTTAAGGAGGACCATTATTTCTTTTGGTACTCTTTTTAATTCTATAACGATAAAACAAACTAATTCTTCAGATGACGTTGTTAGCGTTGTCAGGGTTCCTTTGGCCTATGGACCAACTCAAAAGTTTTTGGCAAGACTTGAGCAGTCTCCCGATTTAAATAAATCAACGGCAATAACTCTACCAAGAATGTCATTTGAGTTTACCGGACTGACTTATGATGGAACAAGAAAAGTAAGCACGACTCAGCAATATACAGTAAAAGATCCCGATGATGGATCTGAAAGTAAAAAGATATACATGCCAGTTCCATATAATATGCAATTTGAACTGAGCATTATGACAAAATTAAATGATGATGCTCTTCAAATTGTTGAACAAATTTTACCATATTTTCA